TTTACGGAAACAGTTTTAAGATTAAAAGAAAAATAAAATGAATATAGACGAAAAAACCCGCTTCGATAAAATGGAAAAATCCGTAGAATCAATATTATCCGATGTTTCAGAAATCAAAGGCGCATTATTAGGGAATCATTTATCAGGTGACAAAGGTATAGTAGGTAGGTTTGATAATGTAGAAACGGAACAGGAAAAACAGTCTATACAAATTGCCACTTTGGTTGAAGAAAATATTAAAAATGCTATTTACATTAAGTTGATAAATTGGCTTTTGGTTGTGATAGGTACGGGAGTTATCGGGGGAATTATCGCTTTAGTATTTAGCTTTTTAAAACATTAATTATGAAACTTGACGAAAACGGCTATAAAGCACTGCATTTAAGGGAGGGATTAAGATTAAAACCTTATTTAGATACAAGGAAAATCCCCACTATTGCAATGGGTAACACTTACTATGTAGGAGGTAGAAAAGTAACGATGAACGACAAACCTTTGTCTTTATTAGAAGCTCAAAATCTTGCTAAAATAGTGGCTGATGACTTCGCTAAAAACGTGTTTAAAGTAATCAAATCAAAAGTAAATCAAAATCAATTCAATGCATTAGTTTCATTGGCTTACAACATTGGAATTAATGGGTTTAAAGGCTCAACTGTATTAAAACTTGTAAATATCAACCCAAATAACGTATCTATTGCAAGTGCTTTTATGATGTGGACTAAAAACAAAGAGTTAATAGGTAGAAGAAAATCAGAAGTTACGCAATATTTTACAAAATAGTTACGTTATCGCATTAGTTTTTAAACTTTTATGTTTATATTTGACGAACTTTAAACCTTAAAACTATTTTATGCAAACAATCACACACATTTTAGAAGAAAAAAGAGACGGTACTAAATTAGTTAAAAACTTTTTTCTTTACCCAAATGAGGGCAACATTTTAGCGAAAGCGCAATCTTATTTCACAATTTCAGAGAAAAAAGAATCTAAATTAAATCACAGAATTAGTTTAAGAAGTTCAATTTTAAACTAAAAACTATGAAAATCTACAAAACAATAGTAGCATTTATCTTGACTGCATTTATGGTATATTACATTTTTACCAACGATATGCAAAACGCCACTTTCTATTTAGGATTGATAATCTTAAATAACCAAAAATGACAATCCCAACCAATTACGAGAAAAACAATCTCCCAGAAGATATACGAATTAAGTACAATGAAGTCATTGAAAAATACCAACTCATTCAACACTACGAAAGGGGTCATATTTCAAAAGAGGAACTAATCAAAAAACTATAAATTATGGAAGAAAAGATAGTAAGAATTATTTTAGTAGGACTTATTTTTTTAATTGGTTTTGTTTGTTTAGGCGTACATTTTCAAACGCATCATTGGTTTAGATGGATACTTTTTACCGTTGGATATATTATCATTTTAAAACCAGCTATTGATTATTGGAACGAAACCTTAAAAGATAAAAAATGACAGACTTAAAAGAAACATTTAAACTACTTGTCACTTTATTAGCATTGTCGTTATTGTGGTTGGCGTGTTCTTGTTCCGGCACTCGAAAAGTTCAAAAATCAGTTGTTAAGGAATCCTTGACAACTGAAATAAAAGCAACGGAAAAAAAAGACATTGAAACCAAAACCGAAACTCAAACGGTTATAAACGACGAAAGCAACGAAATGGAAGTTATTCCATTAGATACCACAAAACCATTCTTAATTAATGGCAAGTCTTATTTTAACGCAAAAGTTAAACTAACGCACCGAAAAAACAAAACGGAAATCACCGCAAAGGAAACTGTAAAAGATTTAAGTAAACACGAAACAAAGGCGATAATCACCGCAAAGAAGCAAACGAGAGTAAAAGACACAGAAATAAAATCTAATCCATTATTACCGTTGTTGTGGTTGCTTATTCCTGCTGGAGTTTATTTGATTTGGAAGTATAAATATAAAATTATTGGGTTATGAAAAAAGTATTAATATTTTTTAAACCATCTATAAGCGCATTTTTTAAAATGATAGAAATGACTTTTTGTTATTACGAATTTAAAAATTAACTATGACCTTAGAAACCCAACAAAAACACTTTGCAGAAATTACCGAGCAAATGAAATCTATAATGTTTGCAAAAGGTAACGATTACGCAAATAAAGACAGACTTTCAAACTTTAAATTAGCGGGGAATATATCAGGATTAACACCCGAATTAAACTGCCTTTCGTTAATGGCAACTAAAGTAGCGCGTTTAGGAGTGCTTTTAAACAACGATAAAACACCCAACAACGAAAGTGTTCAAGATAGTCTTTTAGACCTTGCAAACTACACTATACTACTTACAATGTTGTTGAAAGACAAAGAGAGTAAACCGATTTTAAAAGATTACCCACAAACACAAAACCAACCTTATATTAAAATAACAGGGGCAACAAACACAACCTACTAAATGAATAAATGGAGCGATTACACAAGTGAAATAATACCATTGCTTTTAACTTTAGATAATTCAAAGATTGCAAGAAAATTAAGTCCTGAGTCAACATTAAATGAATTAGATACTTTTAGAAAATACATAGCATTAGTTAGAAATAATCAAGGCGTTGTAGATGCTTGTCAAGGAATGAATATAGATTCCACAACTACACCAATGATTTGGTTAAAGAACAAAACTGCAAGCGTAAGAGTTACAAATCCATTATTTATCAAACCCGAAGAAAAACAGTTTTCAGACTTAACACAAACTTTAATATCTGACTTACAAGATTACGCGCCGAAATTTATTGAACTTCAAAGAGTAGAAAATAAGGATAGTTATTTACTTGTTTTAGATCCTGCTGATATTCACATCGGTAAATTATGTAGTTCGTTTGAAAGTGGGGAAACTTATAATAATCAGGTTGCAGTACAAAGAGTTTTAGAGGGCGTAAGAGGAATATTAAGCAAAGTTTCGTCTTTCAGTATTGATAAGATTTTATTCATCGGTGGAAACGATATTTTACACATCGACAATCCCGGGAGAACAACGACAAGTGGAACGCCACAAGACACGGATGGAATGTGGCACAGTAATTTTTTAATAGCCAAACAATTATATGTCGATGTGTTGGAAATGTTGTTGACGGTTGCAGATGTTCACTTCACTTTTAACCCATCAAATCACGATTATACAAATGGTTTCTTTTTATCGCAAGTGATTGAAACGTATTTTAAAAATTGTAAAAATATATCTTTTGATTGCAGTATAGCGCATAGAAAAGCGTTTAAATATCACACTAATTTAATAGGCACAACGCACGGTGACGGAGCTAAACAACAAGATTTGCCTTTATTAATGGCGGTTGAATTTAGCAACTATTGGGCTGAAACAAAACACAGATATATTTACACGCATCACGTACACCACAAGACAAGTAAAGACTATGCGGGGATTACGGTTGAAAGTTTAAGAAGTCCAAGCGGTACAGATAGCTGGCATCACAGAAATGGATTTCAACACGCACCGAAAGCGGTTGAGGGTTTTTTACATTGTAAAGAAAATGGACAAATTGCAAGGATTACGCATATTTTTTAATATACGTTAAAGCATATAGCATATCACTGCAAGTCAATAAATACGTTAATCACAAGTGTAAAAGCATATAATAAAAGATAAACAATAGTTAGTTTAAAGTTTAGAACCCTCATTAAATTGTGGAGAAGTAGATTAACGACCTACACTATTATTTTATAGTTTCATAATTGGTTTTAGTTGATTGGGAATTGGTTACTCCCGTAAAAGCATCATTAATTTGGTGCTTTTTTTGTTTAACAAACCCAACAAAATTAAGCCAAATGTTAAAGTTTAGTTCTTAACGTAACTTTTTATATGAAAATGTTTGCGTAATCAAAATAAAGATGTACATTTGAATATTATTAACAACCAAAATAATAGAAATTATGACACGTTTACAAACATTAGAAAACAGATTAGAAAGACTTCAAGCAGTAAGAGAAAATTATACAGGAAGTCAAAAAGTAGGTGGTAAAATTATTAGAAATCAAAAATCTGGTAAATATTGCGCACTTTGCACAAAAATATCAAGAGAAATTAGAAACCTTCAAAACTAAATATTATGAAAATACTTTTAACATTTGAAAACGGAAATACTGAAATATTGAACATTTCAAAAGAATACTCAATGAAAATGGCTAAATTAGAATACTTAAATTCTTGGCGACCTGATGGAATTGTAGTAAATGTTTCAAGATTAAAACAAGGCGGCTCTCGGAAAGGTTCGGGAGCTAAGCTAAAGTATAACGAACCTACAAAGACAATCGCTGTCAGAGTTCCTATAAGCAAGATTGACGAAATAAAACAAATTATAAAAGAGTATTTAAACCAATTAAAAAAGTAAAGTTATGGAAACAGCATTAAATGAAATATTAGATAAATTAAGGGAAGAAATTAAATTCATCAATGATGATGATAGTAGAGAGGATAGGTTTTATCAATCTGGTTTAAAATTAGCGTTTAACATCGTTAAAGAATATAGAGCAAAAGAACAAATACAAATACAAGATGCTTTTGATAATGGACAGGCGAATTACACAAGTCCTAGAGATTACGAAACAGGAAAAGAATATTATAACGAAACATTTAAAACCTCTTAATTGAGGTTTTTTTATTTAAAAATCTGTTCCTTTTTCCATAATCTCTTTTCGATTCACTTCTTTTAAATTGGTAATGTAGATTTGAGTGGTGACTTCGCTTGTGTGTCCAAATAAATCTTTAATCGCTCCAACACTTGCGCCTGCTAAAATAAGCGAATTAGCGGAATGTTTTTTAATTGCATAAAGCGTCATTTTAATTCCAAGTTTGTCTTTTATTTCCTCTTTCCAAAGCGTTGTAGCTTGTTTACGAGGTATCTTTACTGCACCCGGTACATATTCCAAACATTCAAAACTAATGCGTGAAAACCGTTCATTTGCAGAACCAAATA